AGCGAGCAGATCGCGCAGGCGAACGAGCAAGCGCAGCGCGAAGAGCTCGAAGACGATCGACAGGTCTCTCGCGGACTGCGGACGTTCAGAGCGCTCACACAGCAGCAGGTCGACAAGCTCGAGCACGCCAGGCAGCGATGAGCAAGCTGCAGTTCGACGGCAAGGTCGACACGGGCGCCAACTGGGGCGGCGTGACCGGCGTCACCGTCGGTGGTCGCGACGTCATCCGCGAGATCGACCAGCGCTGGCCGAGACGAGACCGCTGGCCTCGCGAGATCCACGTCGTGCTCGGAGTGGCCGCCGTCGCCGGCAGAGACAGCGTCATCACGCTCGCCGCCGATGGCGAGATGACCGCCGAGTACGGGTTCAGCGGCAGCGACGCCACCCCGGCGGAGGCGCCCAGGATCACCGTCGGCAGGCTGGACGTGCTGCTCCACCTCCGAGACCTCGACGGGCGTGAGGTCGTGCTGATCCTGGAGGACGATGATCAGCGCTGAGCCGATCGCACGCTCGACGGTACGGAGCCGCGTTGGCGATCGTCGACCAGGCCGCCCGCACGTCGCTGTCGCTTCGGCGACTGCGGGCTGTCGAGTTGGAGCCGGTACGATCGATCACGGGATCGGGACGACCCCCGGCACTCGCGCTCGGCGCGCGACGACCCCCTCGGGGGGTGGGGGGTGACCCCCGTCGCCCCCGCCGATGGCCGGGGGGGTAAGCGGTCGCGAAAAAAACCTGCTCCGAAAATGGTGCACCAGCGGCCAAAATATGAGCCGTGCCTCAGTCGCCTTCTGCTAGGCCAGCTCGGCGTCGGAAGCCGATGTCGGAGTCGCAGCTGCTCGCGGTCGTGGAGGCGTCGGCTCGCGCCGGATCCTGGAACGCGGCCGCGTGGCTGCTCGAGCGTCGCTGGCCGGAGCGGTGGGTGAAGCCGTCGGCGAGGACTGTCGCGACCCCGGCGCCGGAGCGCGATCTCGAGCCGGACGAGCCGGATCCATTCGCGGATGTCGTCGACATCGCAAAACGGCGCCGGCCGCGCTGAGCTGAACGCTTACGGGGGGTTCTCCTCCCGGCTGATACTCGCCAACGGCAGGTACGCCAAGTTGCTGCCGCACGAGCGGGTGATGATGCGCGGCCACTTCGCCGGCGCTCGCGAGTCGCTGCTGCTGCTGCCGAAGAAGAACATCAAGACGACGTCGCTGGCGAAGGTCGGGTTGTGGTGGCTGATGCGCGGCGGCGCTGAGGCGGACATCCCGGTGGTGGCGTCGTCTCGCGACCAGGCGACGCTGCTGCTGGATGAGGCGATCGGGTTCGTGCGCCGCACGCCCGGGCTCGAGCGGCATGTCGTTCCCAAGCGCGGCTACCGGGAGCTGCGCAACGTGCACGGCGGCCGGCTACGAGTGCTGGCGGCGGACGTCGACACGGCGGATGGGATCACACCGTGGCCGGTTGCGCTGGTCGACGAGCTGCACCGCGCCCGGTCGGTGGAGCTGTACACGATCATCCTGCTGGCGTTGGAGGCTCGCGGCGCGCAGATGCTCGCGATCTCGACGGCGGGCGAGCGGGAGTCCTCGCCGCTGGGGAAGATGCGCGCGGCCGCCTACCGGCTGCCGGTCCAGGAGCGCGACGGGGCGCACCGCCACTGCGCAAGCGCCGACGGCTCGTTCGTGATGGATGAGTGGGCGCTCGACCCTGGCGAGGACGTGCACGACATGCGAGTAGTGAAGGGGTGCAATCCGGCGCCGTGGCACACGCTCGAGAGCCTGCAGCGGCTGCATGATTCGCCGGCGATGACCCCATGGGCATGGCAGCGGTTTACCTGTGGGCTGTGGGTGTCCTCACACTCATGGTGGCTTGACCCGGAGCGCTGGCAGGAGGCACAGACCGACGAGCGGCTCAGGGACGGCGACCGGATTGCGATCGGGTTCGACGGCGCGAGAACCGGCGATGCGACCGCGCTGGTTGCGTGCCGTCTGGACGACGGGCTGATCGAGCCCCTGCGGGTCTGGGAGGACCCGGGCGACCGGAAGGACTGGGAGGTGCCGAGCGATGAGGTCGACGCGGCGCTGGCCGACGCGATGGAGCGCTTCCGGGTGGTGCGCGGCTACTTCGACCCGCCGCTGTGGCAGACGGAGCTTGACCGATGGTCCGGCGAGTTCGGTGAGGAGCAGGTGGTGCGGTTCCACACTCGGCGGACGAGGATGATCGACGCGGTCGAGCGGTTCCGCACCGACATTGCCGCTGGTCGCTTGCAGCACACCGGCGACCCGACGCTGACCCGGCATGCGTTGAATGTGCAGATCAGAGAGGTCAGGGGCGGCTATTGGCTTGCGAAGCCGGGTGATGGTCCAAGTGACAAGATCGACGCTGCTGTCGCCGCCGTGCTTGCTTACGAGGCTAGAGCGGATGCGCTGGCGGCCGTGCGGCCCAAGAACCGCGCCGTGTTCGTTGGGTAGATTGACGGGGTAATCTTTCGGGCAGCGCCGACAGGGCGCTTCGGGCGGCTCCGACATGGGCGCCGAGACGACGTCGTCGAGTTCGCTCGGAGGAATCGTTGCTCAGCCCGTCCGAGGCGGAGGAGAAGGCGCAGGAGCTGCTCGCCTACCACCGAGCGGAGATGCGGTCGCTGGACCTCGTCTACCGGTACTGGTCCGGGCGCCAGCCGGCGCCGCTGATGCCACGCGACACGCCGCGCGACGTCAAGCGCCTGGCGCAGCAGGCGCGCAACAACATCATCAAACTGGTCGTCGAGGTGATGGTCCAGGCGCTGTTCGTCGAGGGCTACCGCGCCGACCCGGAGAACTCGGACGAGGATGCGCCGGGCTGGGATATCTGGCAGGCCAACCGGATGGACGCCCACCAGACCGGCATCCACCGCGGCGCGATCATGTTCGGCACCTCGTATTCGATCGTGCTGCCCGGCGACCCGGTGCCGGTGATCCGTGGCAAGAGCCCGCGCTCGCTGGTCGCGGTGTACGACGAGGACGGCGGCGACTGGCCGTACTACGCGCTCGAGGTCAAGCAGTCGCCGTGGCGGCGCCAGGCCGAGTACCTGCTGTACGACTCGGACTCCGAGATCACGCTGGTCCCGCGCGACACGTCCATCCGGTCGAGCACCCCGAGGTTCGTGTCTTCCAGGCGCCACGACGTCGGGGTGTGCCCGGTGGTCCGGTTCCGGAACATGGACACGCTGAACGAGCCGCCGCTGCCGCCGCCGGCCGGGTGGCCGTACTGTCCCGCGCCGACCGGCGGCGAGGTCGAGGATTTGCTGCCGCTGCAGGACCAGATCAACAACACCACCTTCAACCTCGCCGTCGCCGAGCAGTTCCAGGCGTTCAAACAGCGGTACATCATGGGTTGGACCGCCGATTCCGAGAAGGAGAAGGCGATGGCGAACGCCAGTCGGCTGTGGACGTTCGAGGACCCGGACACGAAGGCGGGCGAGTTCGGCCAGGTTGACCTGTCCGGCTATCTGAACAGCCGCGAGTCGGCGATCGCGCAGGCCGGCGCGATGTCACAGACCCCGAACCACGAGCTGCTCGGCAACCTGGTGAACATGAGTGCCGACGCGCTCGTGGCCGCCCAGCAGGGGCAGAGCCGCAAGCGGATGCTGCGCGAGAAGCTGCTGGGCGAGTCCCACGAGCAGGAGCTCCGGCTGGCGTCGGAGATCGCGGGGGTCGAGGTGTCCGACTCCGCGCAGGTGCGCTGGGCGGACACCGAGGCGCGGAGCTTCGCCGCGATGATCGACGGGCTCGGGAAGCTCGCCGAGATGCTGGACGTGCCGAAGGAGGAACTGTGGGAGCGGGTTCCGGGATTCACTCAACAGGACGTGGCGCGGTGGAAGCGGGCGGCCGCGCGCGGCGACTCGCTGACGGCGCTGATGGAGCTGCTCGACCGCCAGGCGGGCGAGAACGCGCCGGAGCCGGTGGTCGTCCCGGCCGCCGCGTGAGCCTGCGGCGATGGCGGCGAGCGTCCGACGTCCGACCGCGGCGGGTCTGACCGACGCCTTCCGCCGGGCGCAGCTCGGCGTCCAGGCCCGGGCGCTCAAACGGCTCGTGGGACTGTGGGCGCTGTTCGACGCCGACGACATCGCCGCCTCCTGGACCGCGCTCGAGGCGCCGATCATCGACGCGATCCAGGGCGGGTACGCGCAGTCCGCCGAGCTCGGCGCCGCGTACTACTCGGCGTTCCGCGAGCTGCGCAGCGTTCCGGGCGACCCGACTCCCGTGCTCGCGGCGGCCAAGCCCGCCGAGCAGCTCGCCGACTGGCTGGAGGTCGCGCCGAGGTGGGCCGGGGCGATGACGGCCCGGGGACTGCCGGACGTCGCGGACCGGACGCTCGTCGTCACCGCCGGGACGGTCTCCCGCAACGTCCTCGACGGCGGCCGCGACACGATCACCGGGTCGGTCGAGGCCGACCCGCGGGCGCTCGGGTACGTGCGTGTGACCGGCCCGAGGCCGTGCGCGTTCTGCGCGATCCTGTGCTCCCGCGGCCCGGTCTACAAGAGCGAGCGGACGGCGCGGTACCGGGCCGGCGGCGAGGAGCGGCGCTATCACGCGCACTGCCAGTGCCTGCCGGCGCCCGTCTACGGCGAGTCGGACGCGTGGCCCGGACGGGCCCGGGAGTTCCGCCAGATGTGGGACCGCGCCGAGGGTGAGACCAACGACGACAAGATGAACGCGTTCCGCCGCGAGCTCGAGCGCCCCCACCTTCACGGCCCCGACGCCGGCGAAGCGGAGGCCCCTGTTTGACGGCGCGTTACTATTCGCGCTGTGTGCGTTTTCCCTGCACATGAGCTCCGACAGGGGGCTTCGCGAGTGACCCGGGCGGCTCCGACATGGGCGCCGGTGGCAACCAATTCCACCAGCACCCGTCATGGCCGATTCGGACGACGTCAAGCCTGACGACGGCAAGCCCGACGGCGACGGTGCCCCGGACGCTGGCAGCACGAGCGGCGGCACTCCCGGTCCTGACCCGCAGGGGTCGAAGCCCGACACGGGCGACACCCAGGACCTCGCCACGCAGCTCGAGAAGTGGAAGGCGATGGCGCGCAAGCACGAGGTCCGCGCGAAAGAGGGCGAGGCCGCCCAGAAGCGCCTGCAGGAGCTCGAGGACAAGGACAAGTCCGAGCTCGAGCGGGCGCAGCAGGAAGCACGCCAGCAGAAGGACCGAGCCGACAAGGCCGAGGCCCGGCTGGTGCGATTTGAGGTGGCCGCCCGCAAGAAGCTCGACCTCGAGCTGAGCAGCCGACTGCAGGGCGACACCGAGGAGGAGCTCGAGGCGGACGCCGACAAGCTCCTCCAGGTGTTCGCAGCCAAGCAGCAGAACGAGCCGGATGACGACCAGGCCGACAAGGCCAGCGCCGACAGGGCGAACAACGGGTCGCGTAACGGCTCAGCCGACAGGGCACCCGTCCCGAAGCTGAAACCCGGCGCCGTCCCCGACGCCGCCGTGGTCGAGACCGATCCCGCGAAGGTCGCGGCGTCGATCCCGCGGTCCAGCTTCTAAGCCTTTGTCACATAGGAGGGCGCTGTGCCCAACGAGTTTCTGGCGGCAGAGCAGATCGTCGCGGGGTTCCTCGGGATCCTCGAGCGCGAGGTCGTGCTGCCGCAGTTCTGCACCCGGCTGGCCGAGAGCGACTTCGTCGGCGCCAAGGGCGACACGGTCACGATGCGCGTGCCCAGCTACCTGGAGGCCCGCGAGTACAACTGGCGCGACTCGCCGCGCTCGGCGATCGTGATCGACGAGATCGCCGAGGTCGGCGTCGACGTGAAGCTGGATCACATGCCGTACTCGGCGGTCGCGCTGACCGACGAGAACCTGACGCTCGACATCCGCGAGTTCGGCGAGCAGGTGCTGTCCGTGCAGGCCCGGGCGATCGTCCGCTACATGGAGCAGCTCGTCGCCGACACGATCGAGAACGCCCCGCACGCGTGGACGGTCGAGGAGGCTGACCCGTATCTGGCGGCGGCGAAGGCCCGCTCGGCGCTGAACAAGGCGGCGGTGCCGATGGCGGGCCGGGTGCTGCTGCTCGGCGCCGATGTCGAGACCAAGTTCCTGGCCTCGCCGCTGCTGGTCCGCGCCGACACCAGCGGCTCGGACTCGGCGCTCCGCGACGCGGAGATCGGGCGGATCGCGGGGATGCCGACGTTCGTGTCGATGTTCATCGACCCGGACAACGCCTACGCGCTGCACACCTCCGCGTTCGGGCTGGCGAACATGGCGCCCGTCGTCCCCGACGGGGTGTCGTTCGGCCAGTCGCAGACCTACGACGGCTACGCGGTCCGCTTCATCCGCGACTACGACGCCGGCACGCTGCAGGACCGCTCCGTGCTCAGTTCGTTCATCGGCTGCTCGTCGGTGGACGATGGGGCGCAGCTGACCGGTCCCGAGCGCGGCGACCACGACGAGGAGAACATCCGCGTCGTCAAGCTCGAGGGGATCGGGGAGTGAGCGCGACCACTCCCAGCGGGTTCGGGCCGCCGCCGTCCGGTGAGCTCGGCTCGGGCGTGGAGCTGCCCGAGCCGAACGGCCGGTGGGCGGACATGGGGCCCTGGCCGGAGCCCGGCCTCGGCGGCATCGGCACCGGCGACAACGGCGACGGCAACGGCGACGAGAACGGCAACGGCGATGAGAACGGCATCGACCTGCACTCGATGACCGTCACCCAGCTGCGGGACGAACTGCACGAGCTCGGCCTGCCGACCGGCGGAACGAAGGCCGAGCTGATCGCTCGGCTCGAGGAGGCCGAGTGAGCGTCAACCCGCCGCGCGCGTTCGCCGAGGTGGTCGCGGAGAGCACCCCGGCGGCGCCGTACGCGACCGTCGAGGACCTCCAGGCCCGTCTCGGCGGCAAGCCGCTTGACGACGCCAAGCGTCTCCGCGCGGAGGCGCTGCTGCACGACGCCTCGACGATCATCCGCACCGTCGCGGGCGGCGGCTTCGAGGAGCCGGTGCCCGAGATCGTCGCGACCGTCTGCCTGAACATGGCGGTGCGCGCCTACCACAACCCCGAGGGCGTGCGCCAGCAGTCCCTCGGGCAGCTCTCGACGACGTTCGCGTCGGCCGACACCGGCGTCGCGATCACCGACGAGGAGCGCCGCCTGATCCGGAGCGCCGCCGGTCACGGCGTGGCGCTCAGCTCGATCCAACTGACCACCGGCTACGACGCGGTCGAGACCGTGCTCGTGCCCGTCGCCGGCGGTGTCGACCCACTGCCGTGGCTGACGCGATGAACCAATCGATCCCCGAGGGGACAGGAGACACACCGACATGAGCATGAACGCCGAACAGATCACCGTCGCGGCCTACGGCGAGATCGCCATCGGGCCGACCGACGCAACCCTGCCAGTCAGCGCCACAGCTGCCCTTCCCACCGACTTCACCGAGCTCGGGTTCGTGACCG